AAAAAAGAAGTAAAACAAAAGCCATATTTGTTCGACCATGAGTTACTTAATTAAACTTTCGTCGTATATCGTTGTGGCTATATTGGCCATGATGCTTGGCGTTTTGCTTGGCGTTTATTCGGCTCAAATGGTCATTAATCCAGTATTAAAGACCCATGAGCGGATACTAACTGAGGCAGTTTTAAAGCCCACCACGGCAACGAACATAAACCAACACGTCGCCAAAATTAAAGGGTCTGATGTTGGTTTTGATGCTCTTGTTTCGCCTGTTAAAGATTCGATAATAGTTCCTAAGTGGTGGCAGTTTCGAAAACGGATAAACTATCCTAGGTAAAACTATCATTCGAGTGTGTGGGTGTAGAATAAGTAATGAGGGTCTCCATTGATTTCGGTTATTACGTAGACGGTTTCAATAAGAGTGTCGTTATACAGATATATCCATGAATCGTCGTTTTTAGACACATCATGCCCCTCATATACGTTAATTAAGGCTAATGCTAGGTCAGTGCTTTCGGTTCTGATTAATTCGCCAATTACTTTTCTCGTTTTGCCATCAAATATATACATTTGGCTATACTCTGCATAAAAACAATGGAGCAAAATGGAGTCATGTGTAAATGTGGTTTTTGAATTAATTAAATCGACGTCCATTTTTTGAACATCAACGATGGTCTGATATGGCAAGCCCAAACCGCCTTGGGCGAATGAAAATAATGCAATGTACATAACTATCATTAATGTAATTCCCTTTTTAATCGTAGTGGGCACAGTCGGCTTTATTTTAACCTCAAAGCTATTGCCAAAAAAGTCAATATCAATTAGCCCATAAGGGGCAAAACTCTGCTTTGAAGCAGGGCTTTGCGTTTTGTCTTTTTTTGTTTTCATGTCTATAATTCCATTACTGATGCCCAATCTTGAAGGCCACTATTTTTAATCATTTCTTCGGCTTCGGCTTCGCTCTCGAATATCCAAGCACACTCGGGGTCGCCTGTGTTGTGCAGGTCTTCGGTTAAATATGGCTTGAACGAATTGTCACTGTTATCTACGATAACGAATCGAGGTGTTACTTTATCTTTTTTCATGGCTAAAAATTTATCGTTGTCAACATTAACAACTTTACAAATATACGATGTTTTGCTTGATTTTGCAAATATTTATTCATGTTCTATAACATATGGTTTTATGTTCTATAACATGTCGATAATTGCCTTTTCTCTTTCGGATAGTTCCCATTCTACTGTATTGTCATCGGTTGCGGTTGCGGTTGCGGTTGCGGTTGCGGTTGCGGTTGCGGTTCTGTCGGAACAAAGGAAGCCAGAGCCAAATAAACTTTTTCCATGTTTCTTCTGCGAATCGAGTGCCCTGCAAAATTTCAAGTCTTTCTTGTCGATTGATAGTGATATCCCTTTTTCGACAAAATAGGCAATTTTAAATACTGTCAAGACGTTGGCAGGGTACTTGTATTTTGGTAAATTAACCTTTTGTTTGACGTGATACGTTTTTATCCGTTTGTGCAAGTCAGCATCGCCTAATATTTTAACGTCGCCAAAAAGGTTCGATACGAATGAAGTCCTTACTTTTGCTCCGTTTTCATACGTAATATCTGATGATGTTACAATATACGTCATATCAATATCAGAGCTAAACAAAGTCAAGTGAGGGGCAAATAGAAAGAATTTAACGCCTTTTTCAATGTAAAATCTGCAAATCTTTGCAAGTATCGAAAAAGGGGGGTTATCTATAACAATCGAATTTGGAGTGTAATCGACGTTTTCAAAGTCGCCACCATTAAAGAACGGTCTAATAATCTGCATGTCCTTTAATGGGTGTTTTTCGTTTACATACTCGATAATAATATCCATTAAGGCTGGTGGAGTAAAACAGTCGTCTGTGGTCTTTTTCGCCACGAATTTATCCACAAACCCATCGTAATCTGAAAACAGATTTTTAGTTGTAGGTGATTTCTTATTGATAAAGTGAATTTGCTCGTTCCCGAATAAATCCAATGTTTTGTAAAAGCTTTTATTATTCATTTGTAAAGGTTTATAATTTTCGTGTATTGCGTATAAAAGTCATCTAAATTTCGAACGATTGAATAAAGCCCCCCTGCACTAGTGAACATGTCTTCAAAACGTTGTTGTGCTTCTTTTTGCGTGTCTTTGCCGAATTTAATTTCCACAGCCCACGTAACGACCAAAGGCGGTTTTATCGGTATTGTTATACGCATATCGCTAACACCTAGCGTAGCAGATGGCTTTTTATAGAATCCGTCTCTTACCTTTATCGGCTTTCCAAAAATATCCTTTTCAAAAACGGCTTCAACTTTAGTTCCTTTTACCTGGTGAATCTCGACTGCTACGCTTCGACTGTATATTCGATTTTCATGCTTTATTAACTCCTCGATTTGATTCTGCAAGTCGGTGGCGTTTTTCACTGGCTTGACCGCCCACGTTTTCGAAAACATACGTTCTATCTTCTCAATGCAGTCGAGGTCATCACCGCATCGATAAAAAGACTTATGCCGCCTGTAACTGTATAGGAGTTCACTTGTGGTCATAAGTAGTCGTTATTATCCATTTCTCTGTTAATTCACAATATCTTATCTTAAAAGTGCATCTGGACTGAATCACCTCGATGGGTGCTTTTGCCTGCAAAGAGGCTTTCATGTCTATTGCGGCTTTCTTTAATAAAAGGTTGTTTAACCACTTTCCTGTTGTTATCGTTTTCATTGTACTTGTTTATTAATTTCGCTAAATAAATCGGCAATTCTTGCTTTTGCCCTGTCGATTAATTCCATAACGGATAATTCCTCTTTTGCTGATATTCTTACAATCGTTGATTTTGTTACCGTTTCGCCTAGCATTTTGATTTTTTTATTTTCGGGTCTGTAACTTATGATTTTGACCTTTTCGACGTCTAGGACAATAAAATACATGACTATTTGCCAAATGTAGTCTTCGACAAGCAAACCTCCGTTCTGCATGTATTTTACATGTGTAGCGGCACTTGGGCATTTTATTTCGTACCCTGTTTTAGTGCTTTCATTCCAACCATCGGGACTGATTCCTATATTTTCGTCGAGCTCAATCCAACCATATTGACTTATTGTTTCGCCTGTCAAACGTTCATATTCGGCACGAGCGAGTGGCTCATATTCAGTGCCGTGTTCCATTGCTTTACTCTGATACGATTCATTAAAGGGGTCGAAATCTTCTAGCCTTTCAGATAATAATTCAAAGAAAAAAGCCGTATCGGTAACGTGTTTAGAGGTCATTAGCTTGGCTAGTCTTGAGCCTGAAAGTTTGCCCCACTTCATTTCGAGCCATTCCTCTGACCCTTGTTGTACTTCGTGTATTTTCATATCTTTGGATATTTAGTTGCCAATGTTTGGCAAATGGTTTTTATTTCGTCGTTAATCAAAAATTCTTTTGCTTCCCTCATTGCATGTTCAAAGGTAGTTCGGTCTTTTACTTCACTTAGTAGCGTTTTAGCCTCCTTTAGGCTCATTTTAACTGGCTGATTAAACGTCGTATCGACTACAATACCACCAACGGATACGCCTTTCATTTTCACACTCATGTCGTACTTTAAACGCACTTTCATACCAACCCATGATTTTAGGTTTCGGCTCTCAACTGGATTTAACTTTTGAGCCGCCATGACTAATTGGCTTATTTTTTTTCGGTTGCCAGTGTTCACAACCATTTCTTTAACTGGCTCGACAAAACGGATAAAATAACCGTCCATTTTACGTCCATTAACTTCGATGTTCGTGTCGTAATATGCGAGGTCTATCGTAAGCTCACAAAACCCTCCGTGTTCGGTGGCGTAAATTTCGACGTCTACCCCTGCAAGGTGTGTCGAAGTTCGATGTTTTAAGCAATCAATATTTGTTTCCATGTTTTTTTTATTTTAAAGATTCTTTAATTAAATAGAGCCAGTTCGCCGCATTACGGCTTTGTTTACTATTCTCACAGCCTAGGGCAGTATTGCGATGGTAAAGAATGCAACGCCTTACGTTCGTGATTTTAGTCCAGTTGTTCAATTCTAATTCTTCGGGCAAATCGAGTGCTAACAGCTCTTCGGATATTGCTTTTATTTCGGTGTTATACATAGTCTTGTTATTTACATTCGCACCAGTTAGGGCTCTTTGCTCTGTATTCGAGTAGGGGCATTTCTTTAACTTCCAACTGATACAAAGCGACTTCGTCGTCAAACTCCTTTTTACTCTCGTCGTCCATCAGTTGTTTGACCGCACATCGTACAATTCCAAAACAATCTGGGCAAATGCTTAATTTAACTATTACGTCGTTGTCATGTAATCTTTCAGTTTCCATAGCTTTTTATTTTATAAATCAAAATACTTCAAATATTTATCGTATCGTTTCGGGTCATTCGCAATTGCTCGAACAACGGCTGGAACAAAAGCCTTTGTTTTATTCAGTGTTTTTGCAATTTGACTATTACTTAAACAGAACCTTTCACGCATAATATATGCCACAATATAACGAGCTTCTACTATTTCTTGAATACGTGAATCACCTAGTATATCCTTTGCACTTACCTTTGAAAATTCAGCCACTTCGTCCAATACGTCGCTAACTGAAAACGAGTTAAATAGCCTTGTTTGCCCTATCGCTAAGGCGTGGAAGTATTCAGCCATTGCACCGTTCGATTCTTTATAGTCGGGTAAAAACAAGGTAGCATCGCACTCGTTTTGCATTTTTAAACAGCTAATTAATAGTTCAGTATAGGTGCTCCCCTTTGCTGATATGCTTGGATTTACTGGCTCGTGCCCTTGTGCTATTAGTCCAGCTTCGGCTTTAGCGAATTTACTTAAATAATTCGGGTCTTTGGCGATACCGCCTGAAATGTATATTTTCATATGTTTCTAGTTTCGTAGGCTTCTTTAATTTCGCCTTTTAATTGTTTTACTATATCGTTTTTCGCATCTTCGCTAAGGAGTGGTAAAATATCAACCCCTTTTAGGCAAACTTCCAAAAGTTCGAAGTTTTCGCTTAGCCCTACTTCGGGCTCTTCTTCGCTCCATTCATAGTCTATTTTTAGCCTTATGCCGTTATATTCTATTTTCATTTTGGTTTTCAATAAAGAGTTTTAAACGTTGTTTTAGTACCTCAAGCCCTCCCATTCGCTCAATTGCCAGCCCCTCAATGTAGAGGGCAACGAGCCGCTTTTTTTTGCCCTCTGGCAAGTATTTATTCCCTGCCCCTTTTCTTTTGCCTCCGTGTTCCATTTTATTTAGTAGTGCTTGCCAAAAAATTAATAACGTGTTGGTTTTTCTCGTTAATCCTCACGATGCTTTTCACCGTTGTGCGGAATCCAGCCTCGATAATGACATCTTTGTCGTTAGATATTATAAAAAGCTCACTATCTAATACATCAGGATATTTTATCGTTCTACTAGCGTAAAAATCACTCAGTTTACGTGGATAACCGTTTCGTAGGCGTTCAATGTTTTTTTTTGCTGAAGCATTCAAAGTGCCGTCTTTTTTTAAATACTCGTTCGTTTTCATGGCTAAAAATTTATCGTTGTCAACATTAACAACTTTACAAATATACGATGATTAATTTGATTTTGCAAATNTTTATTCATGTTGTATAACATACTGTTATTTTATGTCGTGTATTATCGTTTTTAGTTGCGTTTAGCCACAAGTTATATCCAATTATAAAAAACCATCAAGGTCAATTGGTACTGGCTTATTTTTAGGGTAATACTTATCAATATTATTCATTAATTCATCATAACATTTTTCATCACATACTGGCGGGTCTATTGGTTGTCCCATACATCCGCAATCTCTACCTGAGCAACACATTTGTATTTCTATTTCGGCTCCGCAAACTATACAATATCCTTTCATAATCAAATAAATAACTGGCTATAACCCGTGGTATAGTTAATTGCCGTGTTTGTACTAATTTTAAGCGTTACCACCCGCCTATAATTCTGTGTAATTTGACAGGAAAGTAGCTATCATCCTCTGGCTCTTCTTTGTATATATACGCACAGTTATCTTTACGGCTAAATGCAAACATTATGGCATCTCTTTGGGTAGCATTAAGCAATTCAGCTACTTTTTTAAACACAACGAAAGTACCTCTTGGCATTTCGATTTTAATATGAGGTTTTTCATGCGCTTTCCATTGGCCGCAAGTTCCTCTTTGCCTTCTAAATACTAATAAATCTTCCATTTTATTTTATTTATCGTTGTCAACATTAACAACTTTACAAATATACGATGTTTAATTTGATTACGCAAATATTTAATCATGTTGTATAACATGGTTTTTAATGCTTTATAACATACTATTATTCACTCCAAAAATCCGTCGTATCATTTAACGCTAATTGGTAGTTAAACCAGTTGCCCACGTTGTTGTATTCGTAATTGTTGCCGCTTTGTTTTACTTGCTCTATTTGTTCGGCTGTTAAGTCAAAAAGCAATATTGAATCGTGCCGCCTTACTATTGAGACGTCGCCAAAATTCGCTTCTAAATAGTTCTTTTGTGCTCGAATAATATTCCGTTCGTGAAATGCTGCATTGTTGAAAAAGTCCCCCTTAAAATCGGTTTCGCTGTATTTATCTACTAAATATTGCATGACTGCTTCGTCAAGTCCTAGTTTAACGCCCTCCTTAATCTTGTTTTCTTTTGCCCTGTTACATCTTTCTTTTTTGATAATAAAAAGTGTATTCAAAAAAACATTTACTTTAATCTTTTTCTCTTTGTTTTTGCCGTAAAACATCTCTGGTAAGGTTTTGCCAGCTAAAGAGTATGCAATGCGAGGAAACGCTGTTTTTATGTCGTGTTCAAAAACATTTCTCCCTAAGCAACGGCAAACAATATTAATACTTTCTAGGTTCAGCATTACCGTAACATTGTAGTCTCGATGGGCAACGTAGCGACGTGCAAATTTTACTTTTCGAGTGCATAGGCTAAGAACTAGCTCTATAATAGTTAAATCAAATTCTTTGTCGTTTAAGCGGTTTAGCTTTTCGATTAATTCCTCACCTCGTTTTGTCTTTTTGTAATAAAACTCGTAAGATTTTTTAACTTTTCCGACTAATTGGTCAAACTTTTTCGAATCTGCAAATAATTCGATTGCCTTTTTCTCGTAATATAAAAGCTCTCTTTTGCCGTGCTCTTTCGTGTCATAGCACTTCAATGCGAAATAAGTCAGCAACCGAACGTGGACTTCTTTAATCGGGTTTTTTGTTCGAAAATCGGTTTGAGTATTAAAGACAAACCCATCGCCTGCTAAGTCATTCGCTTTAATATAGGCTTCATTTTGAGCGTAAAAAAACTCCTTTTCTTCGATTGGTATTGTGCTTCTTATTCCCTTTTGTTTTTCCTGTCGAAGGTCTATAATCTCGATTTTTCGAGCGTCTAAAAAGTCTTTAAAAAAGAAAATATCGCTATCGTAATGCCCCTCTTCTAACTTTAGATTGAACTTTGATTCTAAAAAAACAGGGTGAAATTTCCCGATTTTATCAAATTCATAGAATATATATTTGTTTAATTCTTTGTGTTTTTGGGCTTGTTTTTGCTCGTTTGATATTTTGTCGCTTGCTATATGCTTTAATATCGATTCTTTATCAATTGGCTCTAAAGGGGCACTTTTCTCGATTCTCGAATATTCGATGTATTTTGCCCCATTTCGCACTCTATTAATAGCTTGGTAAAGGTTCGAAATAAAAAACGTTCGATGGGCACTATGTCGTTTTTCAAAGAAATAAACGTGAAAATCACCGTATAAATCGAGCCCCTCGAATCCATTTGAACTAATAACAGTAAGCAACGACTCTGGGTTTTCTTGCAGCTTGCAGCATGACACTATTTGCCGTTGCAATGCCTCGCCACTTATTAGAGTGCATTCGAGCTCTCCAGTCGCATTCCTTAAGTCGATTAGCACGTCTTTATCCGTTGTGAATACGATAACCTTTTGACCGTTGAAAAGGTCTTTTTTAACCCTGCTAATCGTTTCTTTTACGTTGTTCGTTACGTGGATTTGGGTCTTTTCTATGTGTTTATTTTCGATTGTTACGTCTATTTTACTGTACAGATTGGGGCTTGCTGTTACGGTAACAATCGGCACATGCGAGTAGTGTTTAATCAAATAATTTTCAAAATCCAATAATTGACGTCGAAATGCTGCTTGCTGGATTACGGTGTGAAACTCGTCTACTAAAATCCTGTTTATTCGAGTGTTTTCCAGTCTTTTAAGCCGCAGCTTAAACGAATCGAGGACAAAGCATACGGTATGCTCATTTGTTATATTTTTCTTGTCTGCATCTCCATAAATAAAGCCGATTTTCTTATCTCCATACTCACCTTTTAAATAGGCTACTTCTTTCGATTGTAAGGCTTTTACGTTCGGGAAAATCAATATGTCAATGCCTTTTTCTTGTGGCTCTAAATTCAAAAATGCAGTGGTAAAACCATTACCGCAAACGACTTTATCGACATGAGTAAGCCCCTGATTCTCAAATAGTGGCAGTATTAAATTTGGCGTTATATACTTGTTATCGTTTCGTAAAAACATATAATTAGTATTGAGAAAAAAAAAGTCCAAAACACTCTGTATGGGTCTCATGCATACTTCACGAATTGGACTTTAAATAAGTTTTGTTCACATTTTGAGACCTGAACACATGGCAAAGGTATTCTTTACTTTTAAACTTCCAAAACATTATGCCATATTTACGTACATTTCGCAAAAATTCACTTTTTTAACCAAAACAGCGCAACGCTTTTTTTTTCTCATTTTTTTGATTTTTTTTCAAAAAATGGCCATTTTTCCGCCTGTAGCCTTAGTGCCACGACATGTTCAAAACTGCTGTTACTATATATATATATATACACCGAAAATACAGAACAATAAAAAAAAATAAATAAAGTGCTCTAATATAAGAATAATATCATTCTAATTAATATCAATACCGTTGTAGTAAAATATCAAAGCCTATTGCAAAACCCGATTTATTGGTTTATCTTTGTCCCATGAAACAATTCGAAATATCAATCCACATCAAGACGCAAGGGTCAGATAAACCCGAAGTCTTTAAGCATTTCGTGAATGCTCCAACGTTGATGCACGCTGAGAAATTGGCAGAAACGCTGACTACTGTAGTCGTTAAAGCAATTCCAATTTCCGAAAATGAATACTGAACCCATCGAAAATATTGTTTCTAGGCCTATCGAGACACAGCGAGGTAACTCGCTTTCTCGGAGGCTGTTTAAACGCCTGAGCATCAATACTGCTGACAGGATAGAACGAAGGTTGTCGCAGCTTATTGCTGAATTGAAAATAAATGCCTATTTTGCTCTTTTTTTAGTTCCAGTTACTTTTTTGCTTTTAATCATAATCCATGGGGATAACTTTCGCTTAAAAATTTTAGATGGCTTAACAATTGCTATAATCTTTTATGCTTACGATTTGATAATCAATTCAGTGGCTATTGGTTTTAAAATATTAAAAGAGTTCATTCGACTGAATAAGCAATCAAAACAGCTATGATTAACGAGGAATTTGAACTAGAATTAGAGCTATTTACAGACGAGGAAGACGAAAAGCAATCTTCTTTTGTTAAGATAAAACACGACGTAAAAACACGCCAAATCGTTTATGATAATGCCGAGAAATTAGCATACGATATCGACATTAAAAAAGGCGAAACAGTATTTGCCATAACTTCGGGTAATTTCGTTTTTGGTGATTTTATTGCCGCTTTTATTCAAGTGAATGACCTGCACGTCAAAGAACTTACCGTCGTTTCACTATCTGGAAGTCGTGAAAATTTCGAGACTTTAGAAGCTTTGATGGTTGAGGGCTATGTCGATAAAACTAACCTCGTTTTGTCAAAATACTTCATGCGTACTGAACGAGCAAAATACTCAGGCGTTTACGAATATCTTGAGAAATTCTCCAAAAAACAGAACGTCGAATTAGCGTACACAAATACCCACGCAAAGATAATCCTGATGAAGACAGAACACGGTTTTGTAACGATGCATGGGTCTGCAAATCTTAGGTCAAACGGCAGTTTAGAGCAGTTAATGATACAAGAAAACGAAGCCTTGTATAATTACAATTACGAATACTTTAAAACATTAAAAAATGGCTAGATTTATCGATGGAACTGATACCTTTACAGGCGGCAAAGCCAAGTCAAAAGGAGCGGCAAACGTGATGAAGAAAGCAAAACAAATCGAGCTCAAAGCTAAGGTTAGGCGTAGAAAAACGCCATTTTAAACCCACAAAACCGAAAAATAAAAAAGATGATTAACTACACGGAAGATGAGATTTTAGCAGCCATCAAAGGTTCGGGGGGCATCATGTCAACTGTAGCCAAGCGATTGAATTGCCACTGGACTACGGCCGACAGGAACATCAGGATAAACGAAAACGCAAAGAGGGCAATGGAAGACGAAAACGAAAGTATTTTGGACCTTGCCGAATCGGTTTTGATTAAGTCAGTTCGAGAGGGTGATATGCCTAGCGTATTCTACTACTTGAACAATAAAGGCAAAAAACGAGGTTATAACACACGTTTGGAAGTCGCAGATAAAACCATCGTTAACGTAAATTTCAAAGACACTATTAAGGAACTTCTAAATGAAGTTAACGGGAAAACAGAGTAAAGCCACTCGAATTGTTTTAAAGTCTATCATGGGAGACCTTGACAAGACTTTTTTACTTTACGGAGGTGCGATACGAGGTGGCAAAACCTACTGGGCACTACTAACAACCCTAATGCTTTGTGAAATATACCCTAACAGTAGGTGGGCTGTTATTCGTAAAGACTCAAGGCGTTTATCGGATAATACGCTCCCTAGCTTTCATAAACTACTAAACGACGTTGAGACCGCAAAGGGTGAGGTAAGCGGTAAACCATCGACTTACACTCACAGCAACGGCAGTCAGATATTATTCAGAGGCGAAAACATCGACCGTGACCCCGAGCTCGACGGATTCAAAGGGTTCGAGGTAAATGGGTTTATAGCCGAAGAAATAAACGAGCTAAGCCCGAGAACGTTTAACAAGATGTTGGAACGTGCAGGGAGTTGGATAATCCCAAATTTGCCCAAAGAATCGCAGCCAAAACCGTTTATTTTCGGTACTTGCAACCCAACCAATAATTGGGTTAAGGATATGTTTTACACGCCTTGGAAAGAGGGCACGTTGAAACCATCGTTCGAGTATATTTCGGCAAAAATAACCGATAACCCTCACTTGCCACAATCCTACATTGACAGCCTAAAATCATTGCCTATTTACGAATATCGGGTTTTTGTCGAGGGAGATTGGGATGTTATGTTGAAAACAGGAGGCGAATTTTGGCGAGCTTTCGATATTGATAAACACGTTAAGCAAATCCCATACGACCCGACCACAACGATACATATATCAGTCGATAGCAACGTGCATCCATACGTGGCAGTATCTTGTTGGCAATTCGATACCCTAGGCAAAGCAATCAAGCAAATACACGAAATCCCAAACCGTGAGCCGTTTAATTACGCAGGCGGTGCAGGTAGTCAGGTTGTGGAGTGGCTGAAATCAATCGACTATACGGACATTGTTTATTTGTACGGAGATGCTACCACAAGGGCAGGAAACACGATTGATAAAGACAAAAAAAGCTTTTACGATTTATTTACCGAAGCCATTGCCAAAGAGTACAAAGTCATAGACAGGATGCCACGGTCAAATCCGAGCGTGTCCAGTTCGGGTGAGTTTATTAATGCCTTGTATGACAATTGGCAGGGGTGGAGCATTCAGATAGACGAGCGGTGCAAAGAATCACAAAACGACTATATCGAGACGAAAGTAGACAAAGATGGGGGAGTGCTTAAAACGAGAGTAACGGATAAAGCAAACGGCATCAGTTACGAGAAAAATGGGCACATTTCGGACACTAAACGATACGTTATAGTAGAGGCACTTTTTCGGGAGTTCGAAGCGTATAAAAATCGTTTTGAGCAACCTAAGGAAATATATTTGGATTTTAGAGAGGAAATATAAAAAACTTTATTAACTTTGGCGATATGTACGTAAAACTTCAAGATATTCAAGCTAGATTTAAAGAGCCTTACTTATCCGAGCAATTAGGCACTGCGCTGACCCAATGGCAGGTTCTTTTGCCTATCATTATAGAGAGGGTATCTGCATACACAAGGCACTGGTACGACATGACCACTGAATTTGCGAAAGACAGCGAAGCCAGTCCCGACACTCGAAATCAGTTTATTTTATCGATAGTGCTCGATTTACTTATTTACGATTTGCACAAGTCAGGAACGCCTCGTAATGTTCCATCTATTTGGGTAGAATCGAAAGAGGAGGCATACAGAACGCTTTTAGACATTCAAAAGGGTAGGTTAACTTTGGAGTTGCCGACTAAAGTATTTGAATCAGAAACAGACGAACAGGGGTTTTCGGGTCAAACCGAGACATGGGGTTCTATGAATATATCCGACGACTATGGGTCTTTTTAGCAGAAATACGATTATAGATTTGCCAAGGGGTGAAAACTTACTTGAGCAAATGAGAAACGAAACAAAACGAGCCGTCGAAATTGGAGAACGTATTGACGACGTTTTTGGAATTGATTATCGAAAATACACTATTTCAGAGCTGCAAGATGCAATGTTACAGGCGACAAGCCCCGACCATCAGCAGCCACAATGGGTAGATATAGTAGACATATTCAACAACATGATGCAAGACCCTCAGATAAGTGGGTTAATCGGCACGCTTACTGATAGGGTGTTAGCTCGTAAATTTGAAGTTGTTGGAATTGATGAAAAATTATTGCATTCAGTTTGGTTTAATCGTTTTATTGAATATTACGTTCATATTTATTTTTTTGGTTTTGGCTTAATCCAGTTTAAAGGGTATGATACCGAAGCAAAAGAATATACAGGAATTGAATTAATCAATCAGAAACACGTTAAGCCGCATAAATTAGGCGTCGTTAAAGATGCTTATTCGCAAGACCCTTACGCATTTTGGAATGAAGACCCATACAAGCAATGGACTATTTTTGTCGAATTTGACAGGCTAGGGGCTTTATCTAGTGTTGCGAGGTGGTGGATATTTAAAAACGAAGTAGCGAGGTATTGGGCTCAATACAATCAGGTTCACGGAGTGCCGCCAATAATTGCAAAAACAAAAACGGTAGACAATGATAGACGTGCTAATCTTATCTCATTTTTAAAAAACTGGTCAAGTGCGAGGTATGCTGTTATTGATATTGACGACCAAATAGAGAAATTCGATACAAGTTCGGCAACTTCGGGAGACTTTTACGAATCGTTTATCCGACTTTCAGACGAGCAAATAAGCAAAGGGCTTTTACGCTCTACCATGGTACTCGATGACGGGTCTAGTAGGTCTCAGGGCGAAGTGCACGAAAGAAGCGTTAATGTATTTGCCGATAGAATACTCAAGCGTTTAGCGGCAACGATAAACAAAGAGTTATTTCCTAGAATGCAGAAAACAGGTTTCCCAGTCGAAAAAGGGGCGACCATTGTTTTTAAAGATGTAGAATTAACATTGCAAGAAAAAATCAATAAATACGATATGTTGCTAAGATACTACAATATCGACGAAGAGCATATTTTGTCCGTTTTTGGCGTTCCAGTAATCGAAAAAGAGCATGAGCCGTTTAATCAGTGAAATAGAAGCCGATATATATGCGAAATTGGTGAACTATCCAGTTTTGTCCGATAACTTAACCAGTCAAAGCAATACGGCTGTTTATCGTAACCTTGTGTCGTTAATAGCACAGGTTATTTTTGAACATGAAGTAAGTCAGGATTTGTTTTTGATTAACTTGCAAACAGCGGTTAAAAGTCAAGTTGTAGGCACTTTAGGTTGGTATATATCGAAGTCAAAAGAATACCAATATGGAATAAGCCCCGTCGATTTAGGTAGTGGGGTTATCGGCTACACTTCGGTAAATCCTACTTTGCAAATAGTGAAGTATATATCAGCAAGCGAAGAAGCAGGGGCGGTTTATTTGAAAGTGGCAAAGGATAACATCAGTGGTATGCCTACTGCTTTAGAGACTTACGAATTAGCCAACCTAAGAGCGTTTTGGGATAAAGTAGACTTTAAGCCCACGTTTTTAAAAACCGATGGCTCCGACGTTTTAGACAATATCACATCAGGAAGTGGCGATATTTTAGAAATCACTTACACTGCAACACTCGATAAATCTATTTTTATAGTCGATACCGACGTACCTACTGACAAAGGCAAACGCATTTCTGATGGAGTAAAAGCCGTTGAGGTTGCCATATCGGATTTTTTAAATACAGCGGACAAAACAACGTTTGGAGATATTTTTTATCTACATCGACTAATCGACACGGTTTTAAGCGTTCAAGGGGTTCTTAATATCGTTTTTTCGGTTGCACGTGCGAAGCCATACGGAGGCAGCTACACGGATATACTAACATCTTCTGGAGTGAAATACACAAAGGTAAGCGGTTATTTCGGCACTATAACACAAACTGCAACGTATGAGTAACTGGATAAGCATAGACACGACCCTCTACCGTGCTACACCTCGCATTTGGCGTGCTGGTGAGTTCTTGCAGTTAGTGAAATGGCTATCACAGGGTTTTTTAACTGTTTTAGGCAAGAAAACGCAAGCCGAAACAATAACAGAGCTATACACTTATTCTGGTGAGGGCTTATCTATAACTGACTATTTAAACGATAAATATGACCCTACGGAGCGACGTTTGTTTTTTACTCAAGATATAGTATCCTTTGAGCTCCGTTTAGTAGTGCCATCTGACCTTATAGACACATTAGATAAGCCGTTAATAGCTCAATACATTAAAACAAGGATAAGGGCTGGCATCGTACTCGGAAACATCACATACGCTTATTTCGCAATCGCTTGCAATATTTCGGGCACTAATTACTCAATAGCAATAGAAGAAAGGGTTGGCGAATTTTATTGTATTTCAACAAATTACATTCCAATATAATGGCAACAATTACAACACCAACCGAAGCAAAAACAAGCGACGATTCTTCGTTAATATCTCACATCGTAGGCATGTGGGCAAGAACAACGCCTGTTTTAAGTGCAATACTTACCCGTTTTGTAAGTGAGACAGGGCTTAAATCGTTAATGTCCGATTCTACAACCTTAGACGATTCTAATAAAATTGCGAGTAGTAAGGCGGTTAAAAACGCAAACAGACGATATGTTGCAGAAAACTACACAGACGGAGCTCCATCTACACCAGTGGCAGGTTCAATTGCATTAGGTAGGGGAGGCAAATGGATTATCAATGGAGATGGGCATTTAACGACTACTTCAACGTCGTTCGTTGCCACTGACTTGGAAATCTCTTGTTTATCTATAGCGGCAAACGAAGACACACAGAACGTGTCGCTTTTTGGAACTATTGGGGTAGGGACAGGGTTTTTTCCACTAACTCAAGGTGGTATTACTTCGACTGGCATAATTCAATCGACTGGCACGGTAAAGGGCTTAAAGCTCGAAGCTGGAACTACTGGAATTACTTCGAGCGGCACAATTCAATCTACTGGCACAGTTAAAGGTCTAAAGCTCGAAGCAGGGAATACTGGAATTACTTCAACTGGTACAATCGAATCTACTGGCACGGTAAAGGGCTTAAAGCTCGAAGCTGGAACTACTGGAATTACTTCGAGTGGGCATATAGATGCAGGGGTAAAACAAGTAAGAGGGGCGAATATATCGAAATTTACAGCTAAGTTTAGGAGGGGTAGTTCTGGGTTTTCTTTAGTGAAAGAATTTTCAGAAAGCGGCTTTACAATAACGTACCCTGACAGCCTGACTATAATAATTCATCATGGGAGTGTTTCGTTTGCTAATTTTACCGTTTTAACAGCGTTAAAAATGCAAAGCGAACTGACGGAGCATAGTCCCATAATGCAAGCCGACTTGGGAGGTGGGGACCATCGAATCCGTGTAGATAATGGGATTTACCCAGTTGGAAGTGATTTAGTACTTGATTTTATATACTAATGACTTACGATGACTTCATAGAGCTGATTTGGGGAGGCGGTCTTGTGCTTAATGACTTGACCGCTGCGACCTTTCTCTATGAGCATACAAGCACGGCACTTTTAGAAACATTAACAAAAACGAAGTTAGTTGAGCCGCAAAAAATACTTGAATTTAGAATTAATTTAGGGCGTTTTTCGGGGGCAAAAACATTTCACGAAGCCAAGTTATTGACTGACATGGTTTATAAAGATGGCAAAAAAAAGCCGTTTAACGAGTTCAAAAAGGAAGCCGAAATGGTGGATAACCTTTACAATAAAAACTGGCTTAAAACCGAAATGTCTTACGTTTTCGGACAAGGTAACAACGCCCAAGAATACATAACAGCACAAGAACAAAAGGAATATTTGCCTTATTTACAGTACATGACAGTAGGAGATGAAAGGGTAAGACATTCTCACGAATCTTTAAACGGTATTATTCGAAAAGTAGACGACCCATTTTGGCACACTTACATGCCTAAAAACGAGTGGGGGTGCAGATGTAGGGTAGTGCAGTTAGAGAAAGGCGAAGAAACAAAAGCAGCCGACTTAATAGAACGAACAAAGGAAGTGAACAAAGAATTTGCTAAAAACCCAATGTTTGCAAACAATCCTGCCCTAGTGTCGTATATTTTCAAAGAAAAGGGTATCGGCAAACACCCATATTTTAAAGTGCCGTTAATGTACGCAAACTCATTAAAAAACAATTTCGCATGGCCATTAGATTAGTTACACGCTCGTTTATAGCAGATAGGCTTAACTATTTGCGTCCAGTAGGCATGTCGCTTTTGGGCACGCCTGTAATCGATAATCTGATATTCCCAGCTGGCAAATACAAGACATTGCAAGGCGAAATCATTGAATATGAGAAACTAGTAATAGACAATGCTTTATTGACCGTTAATCGAACTAAAAACATAGTCGAATCGAATATAAACGGACGGAACGGCACTATTAAAGAATTTATAAACGCTGATGATTTTACTATAAGCATGTCGGGGTCTTTTACGAGTGTTTTCGGCTCTATTCCTATCGAGATGTTTCAGAAATTTGCATTGATTGAACAAAGTCCCGAAGCTCTCAAAGTTGAAAGTAAATTTTTAAATACATTGTTTAATATTGATAAAGTCGTTTTAACGTCGTTTTCTTGTATTCAACGAGGTTCATTAAACGATTTTGATGTAAATATCGAAATGAAAGCCGACGATGATTTTAACTACACTGATTTATTGCCTAAAGAATCATCAACTGTTTCCCGTCCAGTTGAGCAAAGGAAATTTGAGGTTTGAGAAAGTTAAGCGACCGCATTGCTAATGCACTGGATAAGATGCCGCAAACGATGAATAAACTAAAAATCGTTTTAGGGGCTAGAGCTAAAAAACATTTTTTACTAGGCTTTGCAAAAGGCGGTGGGCAAACAGATGCCAGCTTAGGAGGTTGGAAGCCGTTAAGTGCAAAATATAGTGAAAGAAAGCGAAAAGACGATAAAAAACGAACTATATTAGTAGACACGGGCGACATGTTCGGAGCTATTCACAACCGAATCAATACGGAGGGGTTTAGTGTCTATGTTGCCGATTTAGCGTACGCTGAATATCACAACGAGGGTACGGATAAAATTCCACGGCGTGAATTTATCGGAGAATCTGATGAGCTAGAGGAAGCATCACTAAAGAAAATGCAAGAAGAAATTGACAAGTTATTTATATGAACTGGAAAAAAGAAGTAAAAGACTGGATAAAGCTAAAAATCACACCGACCGCAGAAAGTGGGCTTTTTGATTTAAACCGCTTTGACTATTGGAACAACCAAAACAGCGAACTTAGAGCACAAAAGGAATCTACCCCACGGCTTTCTGTTTATGTCGAATTTTCTTTTGTTGGCAATGAGCAACAATTCCCAAGACAAACGAATTTAGACGCTGCAAGTTTTATTCCAGTCGAAATATCTTTGCATATCGTTTTGAATCACTTCGGGCAGTTAGAAGATGCCACCGATACGCTCTTCGACTATGCAGCGGCAATCAATGCACTTTTAAACAGTCAAAACGCCCCTATATTTGCGAAACGGTTAGAGCTAAAAGGCGAACATACAGACACTACACATGACGCTCAATTGGAGCACGTTTTAACGTATAGAGCAATCGTAATAAATAAAGTATTAGCAACGAGCGAAATAACAGACAGAAACGGAAATATAATAGCTAAAAAAGGAGATAATTATGGCAATATTAACACGGCAAACACAAATATTATTCCATCAATCGGGAACGTTTAACCGCAGCGACCTTACGAAATATCACTTTATCGTAGTGAATAACGCCCTTTTAGAGGGCTTAACACTATACAGAGCGAGTAACTTTATAGCAGGCGAAAATTCGAGAACTATTGCTGTTCTAGTCGTTGGTAAGGTAACTTTTCCAATGAAAAAGATAATAAAAGACCTTTCAGAGGATAAAATAAAAATATATTTGGATAATTGCGATAAAACAATTGAAAAAATATTTGCAAATAATAAAAATATTATATATTTGTAGCTCAATTATTATTATTATTATTAATTAAAATTATTTTAAAATGAAAAATTTGATTTTTTTAAAAAACATGCTGTTTTTTTTAGCTTTTGCTTTTTTTAGTTCTTCCAACATTGGAGCGGCAACATTCAATCATCAAATCGTAGAAAAGGGGCACGCAGTTATTCCGTTGGGCGTTTTCGAAAACGCCAATCCATCTTTAAGTATTGGGGCTATTGTAACGCTCGACGACAACGTGAGCCCGGTATTGGATAAATTATCGTTTGATGCCGTTGAAAAAACGTTTAATCTTCCATTCTCTGATGCCCAAGTATCAATCCAAGGTCAAGCACTGCATGATGGTATAGACAATTTTATTAATTATAATTACTTTTTAAAAAAACAAAATGAAGGCGTTATTCCATTGTTTTTAAAAAAATATTATAATAAAAGTCAAACGCAAAAACAGACACACATCCCATTGATATTTACCAATTATGGTATTATTAAATATGAAAGTAATATAAGGATATCCTGTATAAAACTTTTTTCGAATAGTCAAAAACACACACGATACACGGCAAAAAATAAGAATAGGGGTAAATCATAATTGACATTTGTGGCATGTTAGAAAAAGAAATTATCCCAGAATTAACGATACACGGCATTATCGATTTTGACACGGCAAACCGAGTTGTGGCGTTTTTGAACTACTTTAAAGAGGAAAAACAGCACGTTCGATTCCGTATTAATTCGCTAGGTGGTAGCGTTTTCGCAGGGCAGCAAATAATGTCTGCAATGCAAAATTTTTACTCTTTTGGGCTTAACATTGCAGGGGTTAACGAAGGCGTTTGCGATTCCACAGCGGCATGGATTTTTGCCATGTGTACGAAAGGGCAGCGGTTTACAATGCCCTATGGTTCGGCTATAATTCATAATCCTCATTTTGTTGGTGAGGGTGGCGATTTAGAACGTTTAGAAGCCGCACGGACTGAAATAAACACAATGCTACAAGCAGGTACTGGACTTAGCGAAGCGAAAGTAAAGGAATTGATGGATAGCAACGTGAATCTAAAGCCTGACCAGTTAATAAAATTAGGGTTTGCCGATAAAATTTTAAAAATAACGAACGCCCCCACTTTGGCGGCTAATCTAACACGTCAAGAGATTTTTAACCTCACAATTAATCACAAATTTAATACTATGCAAAAATTGGCAGAAGTTTACAATTTAGCACCCGAGGCCAGTGAAGCGGCTTTTGTTGAGGTAGCTAAATCGGATAAACAAAAAATCGAAGCTTTAAGCAATGCAGTAAAACAGCTAGAAAGCGAAAAAACAGAGAAAGCGACGCAAATATCCGAGTTAGAAAACAAGGTTAAAGCGTTCGAAGTCGCTGAAACAGAAAACTTCATTAAGTCGTTAAACATCGGAAACGACGAGGCAAAAACAGCAACGGTAACGAATCTAATCAAAGAAAAAGGGTTAGCAGTAGTTAAAGCCGTTTATGGCTCTTTGAGTACATCAAAGGTTATTACAGCACCTGACATTGCAAACGAAGTCAGCCCAGTAACCGAGCACACCGCTGAGCAAAAATTAGCAATCGAGTACAGCGTGGCAATGAATGACAGCTCTAAAATGAAAGAGTTAGCAGTATCGGGGCGTATTGATGCACTTGAGGATGCTTACGTGAAAAACATTGAATTTTTAGAAAAACTTAAAAAATAGTCATTATGTCAACAGAATCGAGAAGAATCCTTTTTTTAAAAGAGGCACAAAAAAAAATAGTTCCTGATAATTCATTCCGTAATTTTTCGGTAAACGATGGAGCGTTAGCCATTGGTGCAAAAACAATGACTTTGCCACAGACATCAGGTGAGGTTACTGGTGGCACTGGTGAGCCAAATTATTCGGCAGCACACAACGCAGCCGCAACCGTTTTAGGGGCTAAAGTATTCAAAGGCACGAAAAAATCGTATGATGTTACAGTATTGTATACTGATCCTTACGTCATTGAAAACAACGGCACAAAAGAAATGACTTACGATAAACGAAGTGCAATCACGACCGCACAAGCTGACTATTTGCAAACTCGTTTTGCCGATTACGTGGCGAATGGTTGGACGCCTTCATTTTCGGCTAGTGCACCTAGTGTGAAGTTAATCGAGACCACTGGAACGGCTACAAGAACGTCAAACGTTACAGGCGGTTACGCTGGTTTAGTGAAAAGAATCACCTATCAAGATTTGCTGAACGTTCGTAAGAGCTTCCAAAAAATGAACTTAGGCAAGCCACTAACAGGCATTAAGGCGTTAATCACTTCGGAAATGTGGGAAGATTTAATGCAAATTGCCGAAATCCGAGACTTCGAGAAAACAGGCAAAATCACTTCATTAATTGATGGTACTTTGTACAGCGTTTTAGGTTTTGATTTTCTTGTCCGTGATTCATCGGTAAACTCAAACGTTTCTCTTCGTGAGGCTTCGGGGGCTTACACTAAAATTGCCTTTGATGGTGCTTTAACATCTGCCGACGTTTCTAGTGCTTTATTTTGGCATCCTGACTTCGTTAGACGTGCCGAAGGTGGTGTAGACTACTTTATCCGTGAAAACGACCCCAACTTAAGAGGCGACGTTTTAGGCATGGAAGCACGTATCGGAGCTACCATTTGGAGAGAAGACGAGGCAGGCGTTGTTTGTTTAGTTGAAAAGAAAAACGCATAATATTAATAAGGGGGGCAACCCCCTTTTAAATCTTTAAATAATGGAAAAAGAACTTAAAGCAACGGTTAAGGCGGTTATGGACAGAGGGCATGAAGTCCTTTACGTTTGTAACGGTCAAATCTTCTATAACTTAGGGAGTGCCGTGAATTATCGAGAAACCGAGCACTTAAAAGAGCCCGTTATCGAAGTGAAAAAGGAGGGCTTGAAATAATGGCAGAAATTAAAACAACGGTACTGACTGGAGGTTTGGGGCGTACATCGGCGAATACCGATAAATGGGTGGGCTTGATTTACATTCCAAAAACTGCACTTCCAAGCGGTATTAATAATTACGACGTAAAATCTATTGCTAAATTAAAAGATTTAGAGGATTTAGGCATAACCGCAACCAATACCGATAATTCTGAAAAAGCTTTGTGGTATCATGTAAGCGAATTTTTTAGACTTTCGCCAACTGGTTACATGAAGATTTTATTCGGAGAAGCTGACACACACAGGGTTGCTAATATTGGCTTATTATTAAACGCAGAAAATCGTTTAAGGTTAATCGGTATATTGAACATGGCAGGTGCAGGTGAGCCGCTAAGCATGACCAGCGTTACAGAGATTCAATCTTATGTTGATGCTCTTTTATTGACTGAAAAAACATCTTGCCGTGTGGTTTATTCTGCATATCAAGGCGGCTTTTCTGACGTTTTTGCAGATTACCCAGAATTCACGACTGCTAGCAATAACCGTGTTCAAGTAGACATCGCTCAGGATTTAACCGATGGCAGTTTAGCGAAAACACTGGTTACAACTGGCGATAAGCAATGTGGAGCAATCGGTACTATTTTGGGCATGGCTTCTCGTCTTTCTGTACATCAAAAATCGAGTTGGGTAGAGAAAGGCTCGATAGGGTGGGAAACGGTAGGCTTCGGAAATGGAGAAACAGCCGAGGGGCTTTCTCAATCTGAAGTTGATGACCTTTTAAGTCGGGGTTATAAATTTGCACGTAAATATCCACATTCTACAAACTCGTATTTTGCAGGCGACCGCATGGCATGTGCTACAACTGACGACTACGCAAGCTTGAACTTTGGACGTGTCATGGATAAGGCGGTTACTTTAGTGTATCAGGCTTTATTCCCTTATCTTGACGCTCCTACGTATATTAACGCAGACGGCACGATTAAAGCAACATCAATCGAAGACATGCACAATGCGGCTTACAATGCCATTCAAAATAACATGATAGCAGGTCGTAGCGGTTCAGATGTTGAATTGTCGATTAATGACAAAACAGGGATGCTTGACCGAAACTCAATTTTTATCAATCCAAATCAAAATGTACTATCTACCGAAACTGTAATCGTCGAAATTCGATTAATTCCAGTAGGCTCGACTTCGGTAATTGAAGTACAAATTGGCTTTAACAATCCAGCTTTATGAGTTATGTGAATACACCATTCGTTCTAAACGGAGTTAGTTACTCTGATGGGCGTTTTGCTATAAACGGCATTGATTTGCCTGGAATTCGTGGTCTTAACCTTACGGTTGAGATGGAGAAAACAAATAAATTCGGGGCAGGGGTTTATCCAGTTGCAAGAGGTAGAGGGGTCAAAGACTTGACTGGGTCTATTGATTTAGATATTGAAACACGCAATATTTTAATGTCTGCTTTTGCAATTCCAACCGAATTGACCGACATGCCGCCTTTTAACTTAACGGCTATTTTCGATAATGGAGTCGAGTTAATTAAGGTAGTGGCCACAGCGGTTGAGTTCAAATCCGATGGTATTGAGACTTCGCAAGGAGATGATGAAATCGTCCGCTCTTACGATATTGTAGGGGGCATTTTGAACGTTTTTAGATAATTTAAAGGGGGCTTGCCCCCATTTTTTACACTTAACAACAACAACATGGAACAAAAAAAAGCGACCCATACCGTAGAGGTTATAACAAAAAGCGAACGTATTAAACACGTAGACGAAATTACGGAAGAAACAACTTTTGAAAACAAAAAAATCGAATCCCTAACGGTATCGGCTGCAATTGATTTTCAGATAATTAAAAAAGCCTTTGCCCATATCCAAAAAATTGACCCTAAGACAATGGCGGCAGCACCTGACATGATGGCGGCTGGCGAAGTTGTTTTGATGCTTGGCGGTATTCAGGACGAATCATGGCATAAAGTAACTGAAAACCCATTTTGGAAAGCGGCGGCTTCTTTGTCGTTTAGTGAGATAATCGGAGAATTGCCTGAAGGGATTTTCAAGAATTTAAAAAAAAATTAGATACTGATATATTCAGTCAGTTTGACGACTACATGTTGTTGTTTAGAGGGGGAGTACCGACCGACGAAAATGAGTATTTTGCTCAAGCGAATGCGATTAGACGTGGGTTGGATTTCTTCTCTGAAACAACTTCAAAAGCGGTAGAATTAGGAGTTATAAACGCCTTTAGTAAAATTTTCGGTAAATAATGGCATCGACAAAAACAGTAGAATATATTGCCGTCTTGACGGATAAGATAACTCCAGTTTTAACGAGAATAAAAGGTTCGTCGTCAAAAATGGAAGCTACAATGAGGCGTTCGTTTGCTTCAATCGGTAACATGGCTGCAAGGGCAGGGGCTAAGATTAAAGCGAGCCTAAGCAACGCAATGAACTCTGTCGGAGGCGGACTTGGTGGCGTTTTAGCAGGGGGGGCTCTTGCTATGGGTTTACGATCTATAATTAAGACTACTGGTGAATTTCAACAAGCACAAACGACATTTAACACTTTAGCAGGCGAAAAAGCAGGGGGGCAGCTATTTAAAGAGCTCACGGACTTTGCTAATAAAACGCCTTTTATCAATTCTGAGGTAAACAAAGCAGGTCAAACCCTTTTGGCATTTGGGGCTAACGCTAAAGACATACCTAACTATATAAGCCGATTAGGAGACATTTCGGCAGGCAATAGCGAGCGGTTTCAGTCTTTATCTTTGGTTTTCGGGCAAGTACAAGCCGCAGGGCGTTTAATGGGCCAGGATTTGCTTCAATTTGTAAACGCAGGTTTTAACCCTCTTTTGATAATAAGCAAAAAAACAGGACGGTCAATGCTTGATTTAAGGAACGCAATGAGCAAAGGTGAAGTATCTTTTGACATGGTTCGTGATGCAATCGAAACAGCGACAAATGCTGGAGGTATGTTCCACGGTTTAATGGGCAAAATGTCAACTACTTTGCCTGGTCTTTTATCCACTTTGGCAGGGTCTTTTGAGTTGGTGCAAGTCGCAATTGGCGAGGGGTTAGCCCCTATTATTCAACCCTTAGTGGTGTGGCTGACTAAAATGGCTAATTCGATACTTGCAAATAAAGAGGCTTTTGTTCGGGTAGCTTTATCGATAGTGGCGACCACAGCGGCACTCACGGCTATGATGTTGGCGTTTAAAGCCTTTACTATTTTATCTGCTACAAACCCATTTCTATTAATTGCTTCGGCTTTAGTAGGGATTGGCGTTTACTTAGCAACAATATACGCAACTTCGAAAAATATTGAAACACTCTCGACTCGTTTTGCGGCATTAAACGGCAGGATATTAAAAACCTATCACGAGCAAGAGGGCGGTGTCAAAGCTCTTTTCTCACAACTGCAATACGTCCAACGAGGGTCTCAACGACACAAGGATATTGTGGAGCAGATAAACACGCAATACGGACATATTTTAGGCAAAAACGTAACTTTAAACGATAATGCAAATTCTTACCTAGATGCTCAAAATAGAATTTTAGCCGTATTACTGAAACAGGCACAGGCTGAGGGGATAAAGGCAAGATATTCAGAATTATGGGCAGCTCGTGAATCAAAAGTATACGAGACTCGCCAAAAAGCCAGTCAATTAGGGTTAAGTCTTGAGGGTGAGGAAACAGGCAAAGGGCTAACGAAATACTTAGAATACTTAAAAAGTCGAAAAGCAGGCAAAGAGGGGTTCGGGGCAAAGGTAGACGATTTTTTTGGGCTTGCCGACGTTGGTCAGCAAATGGAACTCAAAAAAATATTCGGGAAAGACTTTAATTTTGACCAAGTAAAAAAGATTGGAGAGCTTGCCCTACTTCATGGAAATAACCAATTAGATAAAAAGGAACTTGCTCATTTGCAAGGTGCAATGGCTGATTTAATCGACGTACCGACCGCTCCGACTACAACAACGACACTAAAAGAAGCTGCC